TAATTTTGCGTCTAACTTATCGAACCTGTCATGTATAATATCTATAGCGTGAGTGAGGTCGTTTTTAGTTACGTAATTTTTAGGTAAGTCTATTGCCATATTAGTAAGCCTAGTTGTCATTTCGTCATGCTTCTTCCATAGTTCGTCAATGCTCTGATATGCCCTTTTTACAATTAAACCAACCATGAAGCCTCCTAGGGCTAATACGCCCTCTATAATGTAGTGTACTTCATTTCCCATGATAAAAAATACACTTATTTATTCTTCTTTTTGCAGTCTAAATCCTATCCTCCAAAGAAAATTAGCAATACTAGAAGACATTTCCGCAACGTAGTCATTATCAAGAGTAAAGTTACACCCATGTATAGCTTCATCTAAACAAGTAGTAAGAAAGTCGTATTCGTTTAGGTTTGGATCTATATGAATAGTTTTCTCTGGAGCAGTGTTATCTTCGCATAGTCCCCAAGCATCTCCTCCGGCTAAACTCTTTGGAGGCCTCTTCCAGTAAATTTTGTATCTGTGGCCAGAGAAGTCATGAGCTCTAACTTTATTTTTTAGTAGAGCCTTTCTTTTTCTACTTAATTTTTTGCCATATTTTTCTATAGTCTTAGAGTCCTTAGCCATATTTATATTATATTTTATTTATTTGTTTTTTGACCAGTATTTGTTAGGGTAATCGGGGGTGTTTTCTTTCAGCATAGCTTCTGTCCAGCTTGACGGAGTCTCTTTGGTCCATAAAATATGCTTTGGTGTATTAGAGTCTTGATGAGGCTCCCATCTTCTAGCTAAAGCATAAAGCTGGTTCTTTTCGTATTCCATAACATTTACAATCCTGCAAAAATAATCCAACAAAGATCTTTTAGGCGGAGGGTTTATCCCTCTTTCTATTTTTCTCCAAAACCTATGCTCAACACCTAAAATTTTAGCCAGCTTAGCTCCATTTTGGTATTTTCTTTTTCTTAATTCAACAAGGTAATCATTAAACTTCATTAAGGAACATCTTCGTTCTTGTACTTTTTAGCTGCATTAACGACGGCGTTATCAGCTTCTCTCATAGCTCTAGATTGATCTTCGTAGCCAGTTTCTCCGGCTTTAAACAAATAAGGGAAGCCGCCGTTCTTAGGTAAAGTCTTTTCCACAACCAACATTTTTAACCTGTCGTTGGGCACGACCATCTTAGTTTTGCGATCGGTCATATAAAAAATAGTCTTGAAAAATCCAACGCGAACTATACGCGCTTGTCTGCCAGAAATGTATAAAATATCATCATTATTAAAGTCTTTTCCCAAAAATACCATACATCCCTCTGCTGCTTTATGCAAAGCGTCCTTACCTAGTATAGCTAAAAAAGCTAAAATGACAAACCACCCATAAGCACCAACTATATGTTCTATGAGCTGTTTTGTCTCTTCGTTCATTAAGTGTGGACCCATCATCATAAATAATTACACTATATTTCAAAACCGTGTAATAATCATTGATGCCAAAAGTTAAGCGATTTGACAATTTGGTCTTTGAAGAGGAGAACAATATTCGTATCCTCCAAAAAGAGTCGATAAAACATAAAGACAGAATTCAAATTAGAGATTTCAATTGGACCCCAAAACAAAAAGAATTCATAGAATTAGCTCTAGCTAAAGAATCAAAAATAATATTAGTAAAAGGTCCCGCAGGTTCTTCTAAAACTCTATTGTCAGTTTATTCTGCTTTAAAGCTTATGAATGAGGCGAAAGTCTCTGAAACTGTATACTTGCGTTCTGCGGTCGAAAGCTCCGATGCTAGGCTAGGCTTTTTACCGGGGGATGCAGACCAAAAGCTACATTTCTATAACCTTCCTTTCATGCATAAGATGGAAGAGCTCATAAATGACACAGACGCTAAGAAGCTGCAAAAAGACGAAAGGATAAGTTGTTATCCAGTTAATTTTGCCAGAGGCATGAGCTGGGACGGTAAATGTATGATCTTGGACGAAGCTCAAAATAGTTCAATTAAAGAAATAACAACCGTTGTAACTAGATTAGGAGTAGGATCAAAGTGTCTGGTATTAGCTGACCCTAATCAAACTGATTTAAAAAACGGAAGTAGAGGAGGTTTTGTTAAGATGTTTGAGCTGCTTAATGATGAGGAGAGCAAAGAAAACGGAATCTTTACGTTCGAATTCACAGAAGATGATATTGTAAGATCAGATTTAGTTAGGTTTTTGGTCAAGAAACTTAATATAATAACTAATGTCTAATAGATATTTTTCTAAAAATAAAAAGTCATACAAAAGAACTTTCGAAATAATAAAACCTAAAAGGGTTCACATCTTAGAAAAACTAGACAACTCAATAAAGTCTGGAGACGAAAACGTTTTTGAATCGCTAATAAAAAGTGTAGACTATAACAGTCTGAAAGAGTCTATAGATAAAATAATTAACTCTAAAAAGAAACTAAAGTTATGAAATTATATTGTCAAAAATGTGGGTCAGGTACTTCTTATAATATGCAGAAGCCAAAATTTTGCCAAAATTGCGGACATTCTTTTTCTGGAAAAGTTGAGGCTTCCGCGAAGGTAAGGCCTGTCAAAAAAGTACAGCCCACTAAAAAGCTTGTAGAAATTTCCGAAGATGAAGAAGAAGCAAGAGTGCCAGAAAATATAAATAAATTAGAATTCGATACGGTCGGAACCTTACAAGTTAAAGGAATTACCGTCGCAAATCTTGCAGGCACCCTAACTCCTGAAGAAGCTCATGAGCCTATAAGGAGAGATTTAAGTCAAGTTGATAATAAAAAT